TTCGTGGCATTTGGCGCTGGATTTTGCGACGTTGCCGCTTTTGAATGAGGTGTTCATTCGGGATGATCCGCCGATGGATCGGGTGATAGCGGTAGCGGGGGAACCTGATTTCATCGCGGATTTTTATTTTGATTTCAAGTGTGCTCGGCCCATGCCCACGTACTCGGTGCCGGGCATGGTGGATCATTTTTAATGTTGGTAGTTGGTCTTGCGGCCGCTGCAGGAGCGGCCGCTGCTGGCGCGGCGGCCGGTGGAGCGCTAGGCCTGGGTGGCCAGGCTTTGGCGTTCCGGTATTTGAAGCGGGTGTACAAGACGCGATACCAGTGGACGGCGCAGGATTTGGAAAAGGCTGGTTTGAATCGGATTTTGGCGTTGACGAAGGGCGTAGGAGCGGCGACGGCGACCCCGGCTGGGGCTGGCCCCAGTGTGCCGGGGGTGCAAGCGTTGTTGGCGGCGGCGCAGCTGAAGGCTATTCAGGCGAATACGGCGAAGACGGTGGCGGAGACGAGGATGCTGGATGCGAGAGGTCCGACGGCGGAAGCGAAAGAGACGTTGATGAAGTGGTTGTTCGACCAGGTGAGAAGCGTGGTCGGTGACCCGGGCCAGTATTCGGCGAAGCAGCTGCTGGGCCTGGAAGGCCGGCGGCGGCTGGAGTCGAAGGGGCCCGGCGATAGGCCGAAGGTAGGAGTTCGTAGGCCCGTTGTACGGGTTCATAAGTGGGACAAGGGAGAGAAGTGATGGATCTACGGAAGATTGAGAGCGAGAGTGCTAGGATTGTGGCGTTGCTGGAGAGGTCGTGTAAGCGGGCTCGTATTCGCGTGACGCACGCCGAAGGCGGGCGGTTGATGGTGAAGCAGAGTCAGGTCGCGGGAACGGATGTCAACGCGATTTTGAAGCGCTGGATGCGCGATGGTGCGGCTACGGCGCACGTGAATAGGGAGACGCCGAGGTACGGCGATTTTTCGAGCGGGATGGATTATGCAGAGGCATTGAACGCGGTGCACGAAGCGGAGCGTGAGTTCGCTGCGTTGCCGTCTGCGGTGCGAGCTCATGTGAGGAACGATCCGGGCGAGTTGTTGGATATGGTGTTCGACCCGGAGAGGAGGGGAGAACTTGAGAAGCTGGGTCTTGTCAGTGTTGGAGCAGCTGGTGGAGCTGGTGCGGAAGATTCTGGAGCTACCGGTGCCGCCGGCGAGTTGAAGAGCTCCGAGGAGCCCACCTCCTCGGAGACGAGCTCCCCTGGGGGGGATGAAGGGGGGACGTCCCCCTCGGGGGAGTGAGGGGGTGCACAGTTGGCATACTTGATGTTAACTGTGCTGAGTGACACCGAAGGTGGCTCTCAGGTGGCCACGGGAGGTACGAGTGTGGCGTATAGGAAGAAGATGCAACGCGGCCGGAGCCGGAAGGCGTATCGGAGGGGTCAGAGGACTCGGAGGAAGAATACGAGGTCTCGCCCCATGCGCGGTGGTTGGAGACTTTAGGTCTCCTGCAGCTGATGACGTGTTTTACGCCTTTAAAGGCGTATCGAGCACCTGGTGGTCAGATTGTCTTCGATTCGAAGAAGGGATGGTCTGACCGCCCGCTGGAGCTTGCGTGCGGGCAGTGCCAGGGGTGTAGATTGGAGCGCTCACGGCAGTGGGCGCTTCGTTGCGTTCATGAGGCCCAGATGCATGAGCGGAACTGTTTTATCACGTTGACGTACGATCCGAGGAAGGAACCCGAGGGAGGTTCGGTGCGTGTAAAGGATTTTCAGATGTTCATGAAGCGGATGCGGAAGGATCTGGAGGACGGTAAAACAGAAGAGGACCGGAGGGTCCGATATTTTCATTGCGGCGAGTATGGTGAGAAGAGTTCGAGGCCGCATTACCACGCCTTGTTGTTTGGCGTGGATTTTTCTTTGGATGGTGTGCCGATTAAGCGTGAGCGGGGGCACACGTTGTTCAAGTCGGGTTCGCTGGACAGGCTGTGGGGCCTGGGCCATGCGAGCGTAGGGTCTTTGACGATGGAGAGCGCGGCGTATGTCGCGCGGTATGTGATGAAGAAGGATACGGCGGAGACCGGGAGGTATGGCCGGATCGATCACAATGGTGATCTCTTCTTCGTTCGGCCGGAGTACGTGACGATGTCACGGCGGCCGGGGATTGGCTCGAAGTGGTTCGAGCAGTTTGCATCGGAGGTGTATCCTTCCGATGAGGTTGTGCATGAGGGGAAGAGGTATCGCCCCCCGAGGTTTTATGATTCGAAGCTGGCTGCAGATGTGCTTCTTGATCTGAAAGGTAAGAGGCGGCAGCGTGTTTCTACACGCGGCCAAGATCTGACAGAGGATAGGCTTCGTGTGCGTGAGGTAGTGGCTGCCGCTCGTTTGAGCGGTTTGCATCGTAGTCTTTAGGTTCGAGTAGACGGGAGATTTAGGTTTTTATGTTTATTTGTAAAGTGTTCTCAGTGTATGACTCGAAAGCAGAGGCTTTTTTGCAGCCGTTTTTTAGTCCGAACGCTGGTGTTGCTTTACGGAGTTTTGAGCGGGCAGCGAATGACGAGTCGACGGATTTTTGTAGGTATGCGTCGGATTACTCGTTGTTTGAGATTGGCGAGTGGGAGAGCACCGAAGGTGTCTGGAAGGCCCATGAGAGCAAGATCAATTTAGGCCTGGCGGTTCAGTTCCAGGCTGGGCAGAGCGCACTCGAGCGGCTTAGGGAGGCTGTGTGATGGGGTATCACAGAGTGCAGTCGAAGAGGCCGGGCGTGACGTCCGGCCAGCATAGCTTTGCGCAGATTCCGGGCTCTCCGTTGGAGCGCTCGGTGTTTGATCGGTCGTGTGGTCTGAAGACCTCGTTTGATGCGGGTCTGTTGGTGCCGATCTTTTTGGATGAGGCGTTGCCGGGCGATACGTTCACGTTGCGGACGGCGATGTTTGCCAGGATGGCGACGCCGATTTTTCCGGTGATGGATAATATATGGATGGATCTGTTCTTCTTTGCGGTTCCGAACCGGCTGGTTTGGGATAATTGGCAGAAGTTTAATGGTGAGCAGGTGAATCCGGGGGATTCGACGGATTTTATGATTCCGACGATGACGGAGACGATTGCTCAGAATAGCTTGTCGGATTTCTTTGGATTGCCGCGTGATACGTCGGCTCCGTTTGCGATTACGTTCTCGTCTTTGTGGCATCGTGCCTACAACTTGATCTGGAATGAGTGGTTTAGAAGTCAGGATTTGCAGAATTCGCTGGTTGTGGATAAGGGCGATGGCCCGGATTCGTCGGCGAATTATTCGCTGCAGAGGCGAGGGAAGCGGCATGATTATTTTACGTCGTGTTTGCCGTTCCCGCAGAAGGGGGACGCGGTAGTATTGCCGCTTGGAACGACGGCGCCGGTGATCCCGACGGGAGATAAGATTCCGATTTTTACGGTGGAAGCGCAGACGGGGCTGAATTTGAAGCAGGAAGCGGCTGCGAATGCGAATGTGGAGCTGTCGGGAAGTGCAGCGTCTGGAACGGGATTTGAGGTAGAGTGGGAGACGACGAAGCTGGTAGCGGATTTGACGAACGCGACTGCGGCGACGATTAATCAGATTCGGGAAGCGTTTCAGGTTCAGCGTTTGCTCGAGCGCGATGCGCGAGGTGGTAGTAGGTATACAGAGATCGTGAGATCTCATTTTGGTGTAACGTCGCCGGATCAGCGTCTTCAGCGCCCGGAATATCTGGGCGGAGGTTCGACGCGGATCAATATTAATCCGGTGGCGAATACGACGACGTCGGGCGCTGGAGATTTGTCGGCGTTTGTGACGGCGAGTCTGGACGGTGTTGGTTTCATGAAGTCGTTCAATGAGCACTGCGTGATAATCGGCCTGGCGAGTGTCAGGGCGGATATTAATTATCAGCAGGGTATGAATCGGATGTTCTCGCGGAGTACGCGGTTCGACTTCTTCTGGCCGGCTTTGGCTCACTTGGGTGAGCAGGCAGTGTTGAATAAGGAGATTTTTGCGGATGGGAGTGCCAATGATAATTTGGCGTGGGGTTTCCAGGAGCGGTACGCGGAGTATAGGTACAAGCCCAGTCAGGTGACGGGGACGATGCGGTCGAACTCGACCGCTCCGCTGGATTCGTGGCATTTGGCGCTGGATTTTGCGACGTTGCCGCTTTTGAATGAGGTGTTCATTCGGGATGATCCGCCGATGGATCGGGTGATAGCGGTAGCGGGGGAACCTGATTTCATCGCGGATTTTTATTTATCCGATTCAAACCAGCCTTTTCCAAATCCTGCGCCGTCCACTGGTATCGCGTCTT